TCCACTGCTACATAATCCGCCGGGTCCAGCACAAAATGCTCGTCGGGCGTTTCCGCCATGTTGCGGCAGGGGAAATACCGCTTGCGACCTTTGACAACTGCAACCAGACCGACGGATTCCTGAGGGAAGCATTCTTTGGCGTGCTCCAATGCTGCGTTTTTGATCGAATCGCTCAGTTTCATCAGAACAGTCCGGCACTAGGGAAGGAGCCAAAAGGCAGCTCGGCGGTTTCACCGAAGCGCAATTTGCAGGAGCCAAGCCGCTTGCCGCATTGGTCTTGCGCCAGTGTTGCCACAACGTTGTCGTTGGCGTCCCAGTAGTTGCTGCCTGTATAGCCGCATTCGGTACTGCGGTATTTCCACTGACAGATGTTTGCAATGATCTGGCGCTTGGGAAGCATCACGCCGGGCAGGTCAAACTTGCTGGCAAGCTCGAAGCTGACAGAATCGCGGGATTCGTTGGCTTTGCGGTCCACATACCAGATCTCGTCTGGGAATTTGGCGTGAGGGTCAGCCGCCGCTTCGCCGTCTAGGTATTTTTTCAGTGTGCGAATACGCTTCACTGTTGCGCCACCCAGATCGTTGCCCGCAGTGGTGGCATTCACCAGCAGCAAAAGGGTTGTGATGGTGCCATCCAAGTTGGCGACCGTCAGCGTTGGCCGGGGCAGCGTGCCCGTGTTGGTGTAATCGAAGCCTTCAGCCTGTATTGGTAGGCGTGTGTAGCTGTTGCCGTTCCAAGTGATGTTGCCGGTGACATTTGCGTTGACGCCGTTATGCCAGCGGTACACATCGCTGCTGCCATGAAGTGAACTGTCCAAATGCAGCTCGAAGAGTTCGATGACCGCGCTGGGGGCTAATGCGGCAAGTTCTTCGTAGACACTTGAAATTGCAGTCCAGACAACCGTGTTATCGGTGACGGTGCTGCCAATGTCGGTGCCCCAAGTTGGTTCGCTGGCGGCTGATGTACCGGCAGTGGTACAGCGGAAAACTAAGCCGCTGGCCTGCAGCGCAGAAGCGCGAACAATATCGCCAACGACATAGGCGGTAGCACTAGCCCAGGCTGCGTATGCCATTAGGGTTCAAATACCTGCCGGAAAGTTACGTCGATACGGCTGCGCTGGTGGTCATACATCTCACGAGTCCAGCTGGGGCAGATCCACTTGTAAGACGATGCCGTGTCCGGCGGGCTCCAGTCAAAACTTGCGGAATCGGCAGCGCGAGCGTTTAGGAAGGTCTCAATAGTGTCCGCGTCAGTATCCGTGACGTTAAAGGTCAGTCGCCATTCCTTCGGGTTTTGATTGAGGCCATAAGTCAGGCGTTGCTGGTAGCCGTCGCCAAATTGCACCGTGCGAACAGCTGGATTGCTGGTCTTGCTGGCGCTGTAAACAGGGTCGAAATCAGGGAAAGTAGCCATCAGACTCCAGCGAGTAGACCGCCAGGACGTTTTTGCTTGATCAGTTCTTGCTGAACCGCAAGACCGATTGCCTTACCGAGTTGGTTGGCACCTTGTTCGTTGCCCTCCACACTACTGCCGCTGGCATCGACGTTCACCGTCACACTGGTGGCCCCGCCTGCACCAAGCTGATTGTTGGGGACAATCGTGCCCGAACGGCCTGGGACGAATAGTTCAGGACCACGCTCGCCAACCATGTAGGGAGTTCCGCCTGCAACGGAACCTCCTGTAGCCTTACCTTTTAATCCACCTGTGAGGAATGAGAAAAAGCCTATTCCGTCCGTACCTGCCAGGCTCTGTAAACCCGCATTAAGAAATACTTTCGAGAGACTGATTAAAGTTTGCCGTAGCGCACTATTCCAGTCAAGAGTGCCTGTTATTAGTTCCCCTAGTACATCTGTAACAGCACGCCCTGTAGCATTAAGCGCGTCTGTCATAGCCTGAACACCTGCTGTATTCTTTTCCCATGTTATTTCTGCAGCATCTACTTCATTTAATTTGTTTGTTAGTACCGTGATTTCTTGATTTAGTTCGGCCACCCTATCTTTGAAATCCGTCAACTGCTCAGGGTCAAAGGCCTCTGGTTTTGCTAGTTGCTGTGTAAGTACGTCCAATTCCTGGAAACGAGGACCTAAAATATCTTGGCGTCTTTCCGCTTGAGTAATAGTAAGCTGCTCCAATGGAGTCTTAAATTCAGGTTTTTGTACTCCGCGAATTTGCTCTTCAAAAGCAAACACTCGTTGTTCTTTCCGCAGCGCTTTTTCGAGTTTTAACGCTTCGTACCGTCTAGCCAGAGATAGTTTTTCTAGCTCGGCTTCTTCCTTCAAGTTTTTTAGACGTAAATCGAAAAGTTTTACTGTTTCCGTAACGGTGCCATTTCTCTGTGCATCTATTAGTGCTGCACTGCGTTCGATTTCCAGCGAATTAAACTCAAGACGTGTACGAGCGTCAATAAGGTTGTACCTGTCGTACATACCGTTTAATTGACCTTTCTCAAGCTCTGAAGCACGGATAGTTAGCTCCAGTAGTTGCTTGTGTTCTTCCGTAATAGCGGCTCCTACTTGTAAACGATTAGATTGGATTTGAAGACGTCTTTCTTCAGCAGCAAGGCTTAATTGATTTAACTCGGCTTGGTACGCAGCATCAGCTTGCGCATCTCTACGCTTACGTTCTTCTAGCGTAATTCCTTCGTCCAAAGCTCTTAAATTTTTCTTCTGTTGTATTTCTTTCTCAAGGGAAGCAATGTATTTTTGCTGATTTTGATAACGTTCAAACTCTTTTGTACTGTTTATACCTGCTAAGAGAGCCTGAGCCTGCGCTAGTTGCGTTTGTTTTTTAGATAACTCCTCCGCATCTCTTGCTTGATCTGTAATATCCGGTTGGACACCTCCACGTTGTCCGGGGCCGTACAGTAGATCTGATAAACCTGCTGTAAATTGTGCGTACACTGAATATATCTGAAGGCCTAATTCTTTGAGCTTTTTGATAAGTTTATCTGTGGCTTTTCCGTTTCGTTCTAAGGCGTCCACACCTTCAGTGCCTAGTACACTAACCAACTGTGCTTTGGCCAACGCAGCTGCACGGGCAGTCTGTCCGGACTGCTGCAATCCTGATATAAGTCTTTTTAGACGTGGGTCAAGCCTACCTACAGCCTGTTCCAGGTAACCTACTGCGTCACCGTCTTCCCTAAGCGACGCGGCAAACTCTTTAGCTGAAGCGGCGCTTTTATCGAAAACTGTACCAAGTGCGCTCAGACCAATTTGAAGTCCAAAGCCTCCTGGTCCGCCTCCTGCAGCCAGAGCCCCTGCAGCACCGCCGACAATCGAACCGGCTCCTCCTCCGAAAAGTAGGGGAAAGCCGGCTCCTAGAAGAAGATCTTCTTGGAGGCGCTGGCGCCTTTCCTCTAACTGTTTGCGCTGTTTAAGTCTATTATTTAATTCCTCTTGTATGCGTACTGCCCTAGCGTCTAAGATTGCTTGCTTTTGTTTTTCTTGCGTTATTTTTTGCTCCTCGTAGTATTGACGACGCGCTAAATCAGCCTCCAAAGAATCAAGTTCAGTTGTAGGACCAATCGCTAAACCTTGTTGTTGACGAGCATCCTGCATCAACTGGTTCAGACGCCGTTCTAGTTCCTCTGTCTGAGCACTAGCTTGTGCGAGAGCGTTTGCAAAGTTTTTTACGTCAGCAGTCTGAGCCGAAAAACCGCCTTTCTTTATAGCTACATTGCGTAAAACTGTCTGAAAAACTTCAGCTTGTTGTGCTGCTCCTTGGAGAGTATTACTAAACTTTGCCGTTCCGTTTGTAGCTTCTCTGGCAAAGTTTTTTATGGGTTCAAATGCAATTCGAAGTTTATCTCCCAGTTTGCCTGCACCAGGGGCGAGTAGATTAAAAGACTTGTTTAGATCCTGCGTTAAACGATTTAGTTGCCCAATAGCAGCTGTGACTTTTGTAAGACGGTCTGTGCCGACAACGTTCAGATTTATTACGGCTGAATAACTGGCCACGGCCCTGGCACGGTTCTGTTTAACCAGTTTACGCACGAAAAAGCCGCCGGGGTTAGCGGCGGCGTTTGGCCTTCTCGATCTCCTTTTCCTGGTCCTCGTTCAGAATCTGAAAATAGGCGCTCCAGCCGAGGATTTCCTCGGCGGTCATGGTGGTGCGAACTTGTGTAAGGGTTAGTCCCAGTTCTTTGGCGATGCCGAATTGCAGTAGGAGCCAGTTGTCCTTACGGAGTTCGGCACTCAGGATTTTGGGTCGATTGCCCCGGTTTCGTCGTCCGTCAGGATTACCAGCATCAGGGCTTGCAGGTCTTTGTCCTTGACCTCGTTTTTGAGCACATCAATCTCGCCAGCGTTGAAGAGGCGGATGCCGTTTTCGTCGAGGGCTTTGTTGATCAGTAGTTGCAGGGCAAAGGCGTTGGCGTCGTCGGATTTGGCTTGTTTTTGAGCGCGTTCACGCTCCGCCATCGTCAGAGGAGTCACCCACATTTCAAAAACGCTGCCGTCGGATAGTTCGACGGTCTTTTTACTGGGCTCCAGGTTGGCCGCCTTGCGGAGGCGTTCGATGGCGCTCAATGCTGCGGGAGCAGGCATGTGATTTCAGTTTGGTCTGGTACTACTGTAGCGGACTAGAAGAAATAAAAAACCCCGGCGGTGAGGCCGGGGTCGGGTCTTCGTCCGTACTGATTATCAGGACTTGCTGAGGTCGAAGGTGGGTGCTTCGCTGGGACGGAAGTTGATGGCAACGCTTTGGCCGTCGTCCGGGTTCACGCTCAGGCTGGCGGAAGTCACGATCACGGGAACGGTGATCGAACGGCTGAGTGCTTCACTCACGGCGCCGCCGCTGCTGATCCGGTCGATGTACAACTTCATCGTGGCACCAGACTGCGAACGCTGGATCACGTCCTCAATCATCCGGCTGGACAGGTTGGTGGCGTCATCGGTGGTGTACACCGTGGCGGAACCAGAGCCGTCGGCGAAGCCGGTGATATAGGTGCGGAAAGGTGCGTACTGACCAATCGTTTGACCGATGGTCGTAACGTCGATTTCCGAACGGGTGATCTCGAAGCTCCAGTCGCGGACGGAGCCGACGACTGCGGGAGCAGCGTATGCAACCTTGAAGGCGTTGGGCGAAACGGCAGTGCCGTCATCCGTGATTGCAATCACCGTGCCACCTGCAGTAGCGGACACCTGCAGCACACCAGTGCTGGCGGTGTACGCAATCACGTAGTAGGTGGTGCCGGAGGTGATACCAGCAGGCAGAGTGCCGGTGCCGGCAGCGCCAGTGGTGGTATCGACCACGCTGAATTTCACGGGGTCGCCAACTTTGAAGCCCAGATAGGCTTCAATGGTGATTTCGTCGTCGGCAACATCGACGGCGGATTCACCGAAGGTTGCGCTGGTGCCAGCGGGAGAGTAGTACAGGGCGCCGGAGGTGCCCGAAAGGACGGTGGCCATAGGAAGTACCTACGAATGAACTACGCGGGCACTGCCCGGCTTAATACAGGTTAGCGCCAGTAACTTCCCTTAAGAAATAACTTGCGCTTTGAAGCCGGCTTCAATTCGTGAAATAAAGAACGGCGTAAAAGCACGGCGAGACTGCTGGTCCGGTGAAGTTCCAGCGAAATCAGGGCTAAAACTGGGGCCGCTGATGCCGTCGAGGCGCATGTACACGCCTGAATTAGCTTTTGAGGTGTTATTGATGGTGTTAAGGGTGGTAAATGCTGTGTTTACAAGTGTTTGATTGCGGGCAGGACCCTTGCCTTTGGGCGTGTAGGTGCGGATGACAATCGTGCCACGCACCATGTCGTGGCTTGTAGTCAAAGTAGGTTCAGTGGTTAGGCCGAATTGAATGTTGATGTGGACGAACTCCTCGCTACTGTCAGCGTCGTCGTTGAAGACGTTGTCGAAATAGACCGGGACAGCGGGGTCGAGATCGTTATACGCGCTCAGTAACGAAGCCTCAAGAGCAGCACGGATACTTTGGTAATTCATGCACCAAAACCTCTTGCACGACCGAAACCTTGACGGATTCCTTTAGCAAGATCTCTGTCTAAGGTACCCCCCAAATTGTAGTTGGTCCACCAGTTAAGAGGTGCAGTGCTGATTGCCAAGCCCTCACCCGCACCGACCTGTCCGCGGCGTTGTCCATACCTGATACCTTCATTTACAGGCTCTTTAATCGGACGCGTTTTTTGTCGAATAAAGACACCGTCAACTAAATCCATAGCTTCATCCGCGTAACTAGCCCCATTGACTATCTGATATAAAGTTCCGGCTGTAAAACGTGTCTTTGGTACGTTTCGCTTTGTATACCTATAAATACTGCCCGATCCTCTAGGGCCTCCAACAGCTGCGCCTTTAGGTAAGGCGTACCAGGCAGATGAAAATTCTCCTGTGTACGCTGGTCCCGCTTGGGCTAAACCGTTCATTATCTGTACACAAGCCTCCTGCGCTGCTGTAATCGTGGCGGCTTCAATATCCTTTACAAGGAACTTGATGTCACGGGCCATTATTGGGGCCTCAGAAGGATGGTGTGCAGGATTGCGTGTTCTCCACGGGCAGTCTTGCAGCTGATGATGCGGCCGGTCTTGGTGACGCTGTTTTCGGTGTACTGAATCCGATCCCGCACGCTAGGGACGTACTTACCGAGTTCGGCGTTACCGATGATGACTTTGAGGTCGTTTGTCTGGTAAAAACTCTCGAACTCTTCGGGATTTGCTTGGAAAATCAAGGCGCGAACAGTGACGCTTGTGTCAGCTCCAGAGACTTCACCTGTGGTGGTGTTATATGTCGGTGAGGTGTTGGCTTTTAAGTAGGTAACGTCCTGACCCCATTGCGCCAAAAGCGGGGCAGGTAGTCCGGCAAATGTGGAATCGACGAGGCTCATATCAACCTCTCACGACGCGGACTTGGTAGCCGCCGCTGCCACCAAGGCAGTAGGCGCCCAAATAAGACTGGAGCCAGGGATATACGTCGAAAATGTTGTTGATCGTTCCAACGGCTTGGGAGGTTTGGCTGTACTTGACTTGAAGGTCGCCCAGTTTGACTTCGTCGTAGAGGCCGGTGGTGCCGGTGTTGCCCGTGACGGCGTCGGTGTCGTTGGCTAATGCACGTGCCAGCTCGTAG